TTACATCCAAGACTTTCTAACTACAGAGGAGTACATAGGATACTTACGTGGTAACATCGCTAAGTACCTACACCGCTGGCGTTACAAGAATAAACAGGAAGACTTGCTGAAAGCACAGTGGTACTTGGAACGATTGATACATCTACAGGGAAAGGAGTGACGGTACAATGAGTACAGCAACACAGGCATCAGAAATTAAATTGTACAACGCAATGATCGAAAACAACCTTAGTGTAACTGAGGCAGTTGAGGCCATGAAAAGATACGCAAACGATAAAGAGTTTGAAGATGCACTTGACAGGGTGTACAAAAATGATACATTACTAACGGATGAATGGGACGTTTGGTCCTAGCAACAGGAGAATATATGAGACACCTAACACTTGACGTAGAAAATACAACGGTCAAACGCAATGGCAAGTTACACCTTGATCCGTTTGAGCCAGAGAATACGTTGGTGATGGTAGGTATGTTAGAAGACAACGGTGTAGAAACCATTGTCACATTTGATCATGCAGACCATGCACCTACCCCCAATGGTCACCGCATTGTACAAGACGCACTAGACAATACGTCTTTGCTTATAGCACACAACGCACCACACGATCTTTTGTGGTTGTGGGAGTCAGGTTTTACCTATGATGGTAACGTATACGACACCATGCTTGGCGAGTACGTACTACAACGTGGACAGAAACAACCTCTGTCCCTTGAGGCTTGTGCAGAACGCTACGCTCTTGACACACAAAAGCAAGACACATTGAAGGAGTACTTTAAGAATGGATATTCCACACGTGATATTCCTCATGATGAATTATCGGAATATTTGTCACACGATCTACATGCAACTCAACAGTTGTACATTACTTTGCAGACCAAGTACGAGGGATGCACCTCCTTAGTGCCAACCCTAGAGTTGACCAACCAGTTGGCTGTACACCTTGCACGTATATACCAACGTGGCTTCAAGGTTGACCTAGCTGCACTAGACAAAGTGCGTCAGGAGTTCGAGAGTGAACGCAACCTACTCAAGATTGCACTAGAGGAACAGGCAGCTGACTTGATGGGTGACAGACCTATCAACCTCAACAGCCCAGAGCAATTGTCTTGGGTGATCTACAGCCGTAAGCCACACGACAAGAAAGTATGGGCTGACTTGTTCGATGAACGTATGCCTGATGCAGAATACAAGCGCACAGTCAGCAGACACAGTGACAAGTTGTACAAGCAGAAAGCACACCAGTGCAGTACATGCAAGGGTAGTGGACAGATACGTAAACAAAAGAAGGATGGGACATTATATGCTAGACCAAATAAATGCAGCAATTGTAACTCTGTTGGATATATCTTTAGTGATATGGGTAATAACATTGCTGGCCTAAAGTTCACACCACCTAACTCCAAGTGGGTTAGTGCTAACGGATTCGGTACAGGTAAAGACAACCTAATATTCTTGGAAGGTATTGCACGTTCACGTGGCATGAAAGAGGCAGAGACATTCCTACGTAATGTTCGTAGGCTCTCAGCCGTTGAGACATACCTCAGTAGTTTTGTTGAGGGTATCTCCAACCACATGAAGCCAGATGGTTTGTTGCATGTACGTTTGTTACAGCATCGTACAGGTACAGGCCGACTATCGGGTGCAGACCCCAACATGCAGAACATGCCACGTGGCGGTACATTCCCCGTCAAGAAAGTGTTCGTGTCTCGCTGGGAGGGTGGCAAGATTATGGAAGCTGACTTCGCACAGCTTGAGTTTCGTGTCGCTGCATTCCTATCACAGGACAGGACAGCTATTGACGAGGTTGTTACAGGCTTCGACGTACACAGTTATACTGCACAAGTTATCTCGGATGCAGGTCAACCTATGTCACGGCAAGAGGCCAAGGCACATACCTTTGCTCCTTTGTATGGGGCTAGTGGTTTCGGTAGATCAGAGGCAGAAGCGGCATACTACAAACAGTTTACGACAAAGTATGCAGGTGTTGCCAACTGGCACAAGAGCTTGGCTACTGAGGCACTCAACACTGGCATGATCACAACACCATCAGGTAGGGAGTTCTCCTTTCCCGATGTAACACGTAGACGGTATGGGGGTGTGACATATTTCACACAGATTAAAAATTATCCTGTACAATCGTTTGCAACTGCTGACATAGTACCAATATCTCTGATATACATTGATAAGTTACTAACGGCAAACAAGCTACGTAGCTGCGTAGTAAACACGGTGCATGACTCAATTGTAATTGACATACACCCAGAAGAAGAGGACATGGTACTACGTGTAATACAAGCTGCGAATGACAAGCTTATACCAATCGTCAATAGAAAGTGGGGTATTGATTTTAACATACCACTTCTACTTGAGGCAAAGATTGGTCCTAATTGGCTTGACACAAAAGACGTAGCATGATATAACTAACTTTCGCTTTATCAAAAGGAGACTACAATATGAATGAAGTAGCAACAATCGACACCAACAACTTCTCTGCAATGGCAAAGGCTATGGGCATGGAGGCAGAAGCACCAAAGGCAAGCAGCAAAGCAAGCACACTTGCACGGTTACGTATCCACCACACACCTATCATGGGCCAGCAAGAGGTCAATGGTAAGATGAAGAACGTAGAGGTCATCGGTGGTGGTACATACAAACTAGAAATTCCTGATGGACCTACGTACTATGCAGAGGGTGCAAACATCCGCCCATTCTTGCAGCGTTTCATGTACAAGAAGTTCATCAAGGGCAACGACAACACAGCTAACCGCTTCGTCAAGACCGTCATGGCTACCGATCTTAACGGTGACATGAAGGACAATGACGGTGGCTTCAACTGTGGTAAACCCGCTGGTTTTATCAAAGACTGGGCGGCACTACCGGACAACATGAAAGACCTTATCAAGTCTATCAAACGTGTCCGTGCAATCTTTGGTACTGTGGAGTTAATCAACCCTACAGATGCAGATGGCAATGCGGTAGATGTAGAAGTGACACCATTCATCTGGGAAGTAGACAACCGTGATGCCTTCAAGACTATGGGCGAACAGTTTGTCAAGCTGACCAAGATGCGTAGGTTACCACCTCAACACAACATCAACTGTACAACACGTGAAGTACCACTACCAAATGGTAGCAGCTTCTATGTACCAAACGCTGACCTTGATCTGGGTAACACGTTAGAGATGGACAATGTTACACAGGAAATATTCGGTAACTTCATGGCGTGGATTCAGAACTACAACACATACATTCTGAATACATGGGATGAGAATATGCACAAGAACGAAGACGTTGATGTAGATACGGTGGAAGCATTCGTTGACATCAGCGAAGAGGACTTTGCATAATGAATCATCCTGCTGAACTGGCGATCAATCAGTATCTGGAAGATGCTACATCCGGTAAGTCAACAATGTCCGAAGAGACTATTGAACAAGTTGGCAAGGATGTAATGGATGCTATGCGCCGCCAGTTCGGTAGTGGCAAAGGGCGTGACGAGTTTCGTTTACGTATGTCTAACATTGGTAAACCTACTTGCCAACTCTGGTTCGCTAAGAATGAGCCAGAGAAAGCCCTACCACTGCCGACCACATTTGTAATGAACATGCTACTAGGTGACATCGTTGAAGCTGCATTCAAAGGTATACTCAAAGAAGCCAAGGTTGATTACAACGATGAAGATAACTTCGTTACACTAGAGCTAGGGGAACACAAGATCAAAGGCAGCTACGACTTGGTTATGGATGGTGCAGTAGATGACGTTAAGTCTGCATCTGACTGGTCATACCGAAACAAGTTTGAATCCTTTGACACACTAAAGAAGAGTGATCCATTTGGTTACGTAGGACAGTTAGCTGGCTACGCCAAAGCCTCTGGTAAAAAGGTAGGTGGCTGGTGGGTTGTCAACAAAGCCAATGGCAACATCAAGTATGTACCTGCAGATGGTATGGACTTGCAAGAAGAACTGGACAAGCTGGAGAGTAACATTGAAACGGTAAACGCTAACGAGTTCAAGCGTTGCTTCAGCCCTGTACCGGAAACCTTTAGAGGTAAACCATCTGGTAACTTGGTACTCAATGACAGCTGCAAGTTCTGTGACTATCGCTTCTCTTGCTACGACATTGAGGAGCTACCATCAAAGGTATCACAGGCACGTACTAAACCCATTGTGGCGTACATCAAATCGGGAGACTAACATGAAGGCATCTCAATTTGCTGCCGCAATGAAGCACGGGTATAGGAGTGGTCTTGAACTTCGCACAAAAGAATACCTTGTAGAACACAAAGTAAAGTTTAAATATGAAAAGGTAAAGATAGAGTGGGAAGACCTCATGTACCGTACTTATACTCCAGACTTTGTACTGGGTAACGGCATCATGATTGAGACAAAGGGGTTGTTTACGGCTGACGACAGACGGAAACATTTAGCTGTTAAGGAGCAGCACCCTAAGCTGGATATACGATTTGTATTTACCAGTAGTAAACGTAAGTTAAGCAAGGGTGCTAAAACTACCTATGGACAATGGTGTGAAAAGAATGGTATACAATATAGTGACCGCATCATTCCAGAAGATTGGTTGCATGAGAAGGGCAAGGACATGCACCCGGCATTAATACACTGCCCGTACAAGAAAGTTAAAAGGAGACAGAAAAAATGAATGAGGATGAAAACCTTCCCGTGTTCGTAGACTTTGACGCCAATGATTACATCATTCGTTTGTCTCCGTTCTTGGATGAACAAGGTAACTGGACAGGGGAGTTGCTAGTTGGTAGCGTTACAACTGGAGAAAACAACATGTCAGACGAAGATCACTACAGTCTCATGAAGCTATCACAGCTTGTGTGTGCTGCAGTACCAGCGTTGGAGGAACACGAAAGTGTACGTACTATCCTGTCAAGCATTGCGGAAGACATTTCGTATGAAGAAGTAGAAGAAGAAATTACACCAAAGATTAAAGAGGTAGAAGAAAATGTCATACGTGTTAACTTTTAATACTAAGGAGTATTGATATGATAGTTAAAGTATTCCTCACACTTGACATAGATGAAGAAGACTATCCAATGCCAACAGACGGAGCCGTTACGGAAGAAGTAGAGAGTGTACTACACGAGCTTATCTTTGACGTAGATGGGTGGAACATTAAAACAGTAAAAACAATATCGGAGTAATGTAATATGAGCAATCAATTACCAACAGACTATCAAGCATTCATCCACAAATCACGCTACGCTAAGTACTTTGATGGCAAGGGGCGTGAGTCATGGGGTGAAACAGTAGGCCGCTATATGGATAATGTAGTACGCCGTGCAGTTAAAGTAGATAATAGTTATATTGACAGCATTGAGCAAGCTATCCTTGGTCAAGAGATCATGCCATCTATGCGAGCTATGATGACTGCAGGTCCAGCCCTAGACCGTGACAACACGGCAGGGTACAACTGTAGTTACTTGCCTGTCGATGACCCCAAATCATTCGATGAGGCTATGTACATCCTTCTCTGTGGCACTGGCGTAGGGTTCAGTGTAGAGCGGCAGTTCATCAGCAAGCTTCCAGAAGTGCCAGAGTTGTTCCAGAGTGAGTCTGTCGTTGTCGTTAAGGACAGTAAGGAAGGTTGGGCTAAAGGGTTCCGTCAAGTTCTTGCTCTCCTATGGGCTGGTGAAATCCCTAAGTGGGATGTGTCACAGGTTCGTCCTGCAGGTGCAAGACTAAAAACATTCGGCGGTAGGGCATCAGGCCCAGCACCTCTTGTAGAGTTGTTTAACTTCGCTGTGTCTACGTTCAAGGCTGCACAAGGACGTAAGCTATCCTCTATGGAATGTCACGACTTGATGTGCTTTATTGGTCAGATCGTTGTTGTAGGTGGTGTGCGCCGCTCTGCTATGATCTCACTGTCTAACCTGTCAGATGACCGTATGCGTCACGCTAAGTCAGGTCAGTGGTGGGAGACAGCGGGTCACCGTGCCTTGGCTAACAACTCCGTAGCGTACACAGAAAAGCCAGACATGGAAACATTTATGCGTGAGTGGTTGTCTTTGGTTGAATCAAAGTCCGGTGAACGTGGTATCTTCAACCGTGAAGCATCCAAGAAGCAAGCAGCTAAGTTTGGTAGACGTGATCCTAACTACGAGTTCGGTACAAACCCTTGTTCGGAAATAATTTTACGCCCATATCAGTTTTGCAACCTAACGGAGTGTGTTGTACGAGCAACGGATACACTGGCTGACCTTGAGCGTAAGGTTAAACTTGCTACTATCTTGGGTACGATCCAGTCTACCATGATTAAGTTCCCCTACCTACGTAAGGTATGGCAGAACAATACCGCAGAAGAGCGGTTGCTTGGTGTGTCTATGACTGGTATTATGGACAACCCACTTATGACTAACTCTAACAAAGGATTGGATAAGACCCTTGAGCATTTACGTTCTATCGCTGTCGCTACTAACGCTGAGTGGGCTGACCTGCTTGGCATCCCTGCTTCTGCTAGTATCAGCTGCGTTAAACCTTCCGGTACGGTATCACAGTTGGTTGACTCTGCTTCTGGTATTCATGCTCGTCACAGCCCCTATTATATTCGGACTGTCCGTGGCGATAACAAAGACCCTCTGACAAACTTCATGATTGACCAAGGCATTCCTAATGAGCCTTGTGTTATGAAGCCTGACTCCACTGTGGTGTTTAGCTTCCCTGTTATGTCACCCACACAGGCAGTCACACGCAACGATATGACAGCCGTAGAGCAGCTTCAGCTGTGGTTGACCTATCAGCGCCACTGGTGCGAACATAAGCCATCCGTGACTATCTCAGTACGTGACGGTGAGTGGATGGAAGTGGGTGCATTTGTGTACAAACACTTCGATGAGATGTCAGGTGTGTCATTCTTGCCACACTCAGATCATACTTACCAGCAAGCACCCTATCAGGACTGCACTAAAGAAGAGTATGAAGAGATGCTTACCAAGATGCCTACCAGCATTGATTGGGAACTTCTTAATGAATACGAAAACGAAGACAACACAGTGTCTATGCAGACAATGGCTTGCTCCGGTGACAGTTGTGAAATAGTAGACCTAGTGTAATGTGGGTCATACTAGGAAGGAAACAGTGCAACTTCTGTGATAGTGCGAAAGCACTATTGCAGGGTGCAAATAAACAGTACACTTACTATACTTTAGATGATCCAAGTAGTAAATGGCTGTTGACATTAATTAGGAAGGCGGGGTATACTACCGTTCCACAGATATTTGACAGAAAAGGAAACCACGTAGGCGGATACACAGAACTTAAACAGTACTTAGAGGAGTAGCACAAATGGCAGCATACAGAAAACCTTTCTCAAAGAATCTTTATGGCAAGTACGATGGTGTAGCCAAGGATACACTAATCAATCACCTACTCAAGGATGGTCATATACTGGTAGACAGTACTGAATCCTATGATGCTGACGTAGTGACAGAGAAGCTAGGTGAGAAACACTACAGCGAAGCGGAAGTAAAGACTGCGTGGAAAGGTGACTGGCCTACCAATTGGGCTGAGATACGCATACCAGAGCGTAAAAAGAAACTACTGTCAAAGCACGGCAACAATCTGAAGTTCTACATCTTCAGTGGCGACATGACTAAAGCATGGTGCATTGACAGTAGCCTACTGACGGATGACAAACTACGTGAGGCACGAGGACGTAACATCTACGAAGGGGAACAATTTTACCACGTACCATACAAAGAGGCAGAGTTAATCAACGTAGCATAAGGAGTAATACTTATGAAAAATCTTACAAGACAACAGCGTGGCTTGGGTAAATACGATGCACCTCTAAGGGTACAGCAGACAATGGGTTACAATAGTTTTAAAAGAGGTGACCATGTTAACCCGTATCCTTTGGATACTATGCAGTACCGTGAGTGGAATAGGGGCTACAACAAAGCTTACTATGACAATTTAAACTGGGTAAAGAAGTATGAATCTAAAACAAGAGGCAGAACAATTTTTAAAGGAGAAGTACAGCATGTCTGATTTTAATTCCTACCAACGTAGTGCATCCGAAACTGCCATCTATCCAGATGAGCATCGTATACTGTACCCTGCACTAGGACTTGCAGGTGAAGCAGGTGAGGTAGCCAACAAAGTAAAGAAGCTTGTACGTGATGGGCCTGACAATAGGCCAGATGACTGGCGAGAACAGATTGCCAGTGAGATAGGTGATGTGTTGTGGTACTGTGCTGCACTTGCTACTGACCTCAACCTTACTCTAGGCATGATTGCAAGTCAGAATGAAATGAAACTGTCTAGGCGAAAAGAACAGGGTACAATTGGTGGTAGTGGCGACACACGATAGTGTAACGAAGTTAGCTATAGACAAAATTAAAGGGGGCTTAATTGCCCCCTCTTTTACATTGCATCTTCCGCTAATTCCAGAAGCATCCTTATGTCCTCTAAGGATCGGGGATCAGGACTTCTCCCCTCGTTTAGTTTTTTGAACATAATCTGAGCGTACTGCCTATCGTCGTAAGGAACACGGGATAAGTCATCAACCGCAGTAGCGTAAGGAGATGCGAACCCATCTGTAAGAAAGTCTTGTTTAGCATCCGCTAACAAATCTTTAATGTACTTACGTGCAATCTTGTGTTGCTCACTTTTACTACCGCCCATATCTTGTGCAAGTTCTTTTGATACTTCAGCAACAAGAGGTAATATAGCAGATAGGTATTGATTTTCTGCACGTTTTTCAGAAGGTACTTTAGACCTACTACCTAGCTCATATGTAGGGTCTTCAAAACCAATCTCTAAAAGATACTCTGTTAAATCACTGTCTGCCTCTTTTATATTTAAACCAAGAAACAGTTTCTTTAGTGGATCGTATCTCTTTATATCCCCTGTGTTTATTGATACCCTATTTGGCATTTCCTCCTCATAAGAAGGGGCAGCTATACCTCTTTGAATAAGTGACCTACTAAAACCACTACCAAAAGATGTAGACCAGTCATCATTTAATGTAGGATCGCTGGCGGCATCTACGTACACGTCACTCTTTATACCTGCAGCACGTTGTGCCTCTACACCTTGAAACAGAGGAGTAAGAAAAGTGTTTACGTACTGCCCAACGGCACCGCCAATAGCTTTAGCCCGTCTATTCTGGTCTACCATATCCTCCGTACCAACAATTATGTCACGGATTTCATCAATCATTACGTTACCTACACCAGTACGTGCAGATGTACCTAGCCATGTCTCAGCTATATGATCCATGTCTGCGCCATACCATGTATCAAGTGTACCTTCTTCCGCACGTCTCGCAAACTCTGCTACCCATCCAATTTGTCGCATAGGATATACAGGCGTAAGATCAACCTGATTACCATCGTATTCCATAGATTCGTAACGCTCACCTGCATCATCAGATTTTCTGTACTGATACATACCAGTTATTGCCGCTATACCTACAAGATTACGTGTTATATCTTGCCTGTCTCTTGCCGTAAGAACACCACGTGTATCCTTAAACATAGCTTTACGAACAGCCATGATACCCACACCACCTACGTTCTGTGCCATGTACTCCATAGAGTTAAACATGAAGCGAGGGAACGGTACAATAACGGTAAGACCGGATTTAGTAATTGTATCCGAGATTACTTTAAAAGGATAGAAGTCGGGTTGCTTTGCGTATGTAACGTCTAATGCTTTTGTAGTAGCTTCATCCATAATATCTATAAAAGACCTACCATTCTTACCACGCAAATCAGGTGCGTCATTTATTACATCTTTGATGCGCCCTTCATCCAACGTCTTACGTAAATCAATACCCCACTCTGCGCTAGTTAATCTTTCTATTTCCGAAAAGAAAGTAGATCGACGTAACATCATCTCTTGCCAACGGTTAGGTGTATTGAGAAACGCAACACCATCCTCAAGGGTAGAAGCCATTGCATCTAAACCCTGACCAACACGAGTAGTAGCCTGTCCTCTGCCAGTTAACTCCTGTAGTTCTGCAATGTTACTGCTGAGACGCTCAAACTGTTGGGCCAGTTCGGGCCTATCTAAAATATAATTTGTATATTGCTCTGCAGTATTTTGATCCGCAAACATATATTTCATTTGGCGGAAAGCATTTGAATAGGTTCCATCACGAACAAATGGCATAACATTTTTAGTTGCACCAACTATACCACCTATCCTGTCTCCTTCACTTGCAGCTTTAGCATATGTAATAAGGGCAGTATCAAATACATTTCCAAGCCCTTCCATAGGAGCACGAATAACACCTGACTGGAGGTTACGTGCAGCTGTAGCAAGAGAGGATACCATTAGACCTCTACGGATATTCTCAGTACGTAGCACGGTACTAGACCAAAACTTTGCAATACCTTTTTGTGATGCACGATTGGCAAGTTCCGCACGTCTTTCCGTCATACCTTTAGGTTTAAACCTCGACATCTGGCTAACTCTATTTAGCAGACGACCCGCTTCTGACACAGACCCTACTACACCAAGCATGTAATCTTCGTATGACATACCGTGTTTATTTAAGATGTTGTATAGGGTATCATCAGCAAGTAAATCTTTTGTAACGGTAAGATCAAACAGCTGATCTACTAGTGGTCTGTCAGAACCAACCTTTAAAAGATCGGGATTGCTTTTACGCAAGTCTGCAACAACACCAACTAATGCGTCCAGTTTTTCGGGGTTAAGCATTGGTATTGCCAATACATCTTCGTCATCAAAACCCAATTCATCTAATGGGTTTATGTCACCGTCAGCAATTCTACCTTCATACACACCATCTACATAGTAGTCTTTTACTTTAGTCTTACCTGCGGCACGAACTTTAACAGGGTCAATGGTCAGGCTACCATCTTTATTCTGTCTTGAAATGTCTACATCGGTACGGTTTTGAAAGTTTATTATTAGTTCATCTTTAATGTCTGCATTAGCTTTGGCTTTTATTTTATTAGCTTTACGTATTTCCTCACCAAGCTTACTCTCATTAAGCATTGCATCTTGTACACGGTTATATTCACCGCCACTACCTACTTTTTTCCATACCTTTGTTACTCCTTTAGTAAGTAGAGCTGCTCCCGGTAAAGCAGTTGCTGCATCTAATCCTGCCCATACTACATCGGCAGCGGCTGAACCGTACTCACCGTTAGCAACATGCTCCTGTACATTAGCAAAATGCTGTGGCACTTCAGCAACTGCCGTTAAGGGATTTAACATTTCGTCTGCAAATACTATCGCATTTACTTGTGGTAAATTTAACGTACCGTTTTCTGCAGCTTCAAGTAGCTTAGAAGTAAGACCACTTGTAACAAAATTATTACTTTTTAGTCTGGCAAGCAAGGCATCTTTTTGTCCTTGTGCGCCTTCTATATGAGTGAGTATGCGTTCTTTAACACGTTGATCTGCAGACAACATCAACTGTGAATCTGGATTTTTACTCGCCATCTCTTCTTTTACAACGGATAGGGGTACTCCACGTGCATCCGCTAACCCTTGTAAAAATTTATTTTCTTTTGCAATTTCTTTATTTGCTACTTTAAGTTGAGCATTGTAGTAGTCTTCATTTACTACCTGTTCTCTACGCATTTCAAGATTGTCATCAAATAATTTTGAAATAAGATCGTCAATTTGAGATACATCCTGTGTTACAGGAAGCGTTTCATCTTGAGGTATAATAGGTTCTTCGACTGCCGGATCAATAGATATATCAAAATTTTCTTCGTCAGTTTCTATATCATTAAACACAGGAACACCGCCCTCTTGCAAAGGCAGTGTTGATTCCGGCGGAACATAGGTAGGTTCATCATCTATGTCATTGAATAAAGTATTAGAGTCTGTTTCTGTGGGTAGAGTAGTTGTAGTATAGACTTCTTCTTCTTCAATGTCGTTAAACAAAGCATCATTCATCTAGATTCTACCTGCATCAATAAAATTCTTATGTTTATCTGACGTGTACACTCCTGTATATACGTGTATCTTTGTTACAGGTATACCATCTTGTACTTCAGTAACATAAACAATGTCACCAATCTTGTAGGCTCCTTGACTTGCACGTTGCTGTAGCACGTCCACTTGTTTACCGCTCTCATTTGTTGCGAAGCGTTCAAAGGGTTCAGTTGGATTGACTCTACGATCTGTTAATTGGGAAGTAGGTTCCATAGAGTGTTGATTACGTGCGTGTAGTTGTATTTTCTTAACGGCGTTTTGAACATTACTTTTTGTTATTTGATTTACTTGTGTACTCATAGGGTTATTGTCATCACCTGTGTTAAGGGTGCGAACATTTTTATTAGCTACAATAACGGCTACGTTATACTCAGGTACTCGGTCCCCAATTTTTTGAGATAGCCTTCCTTCTAAGTCTACAGAAAAATCGTTAGACTCTAATGCTAATTTCATTTGAGTTTTTAGCATACTCTCTACAGTAGATTTACTAAAGGGGCTTGAACTAGCGGAGCTATCGTCCGTTTTTAAAGCTGCATCTTTTGCTTTTATCTGTGCGAGTAGCTCATTAGCTAATTCAGATTGTTTCTTTCTAATCTCTGGAGTTTTACCCTTGATAGATTTTTGAATAGCAATAGCATACGCAGCATCTAGCGTAGCCTGTTCTTCATCTGCAGGTTTCATGCTGCTAGTATAGTAATCTAAATTTAAAATACCATTTTTAGTAGGTGTAGCATTAGTCGAAGTTGCTTCCAAATCACCTGTCTCGGCTGCCGCTGTTGCCGTACCTGCACTTGGGGCTGTAGCAATGTTTGAAATTAACTCGTCTGTTTCTGCTTCGGACATACTTTGCGAAGAAGAAAAGTTAAGTAGTGGTGCAGGAGAAAATCCTTTAGACACAAGATCACCACTCATGCGTAAGGTTTCTTGCGCTGCACCTATGCCTCTTCCCATAATTTCCGAAGCTTGTTCTGGAGTAAAGTAAAGGCTAAGTTTACTTGCAAGTTCTTCTGCAATTTTCTTTTCTTGATCTCTTTGTGCTTGTTTAGCTAGTCGCTGACGTGTAGCAATCTGACGATTTTCATCAATCAGTTTTTCTGCACGTACACGATCTTCATCTAATCTTTCCGATAACTTGCCAGCAAAGCCAGCACCAAATCCTGCTAAGTTAAATGCCATTATGATCTCCTCGCCATAAGACCACTAGGACGTGGTTCAGTTTCATCTGCATCCATAGGCATAGTTTCTTCTTCTTTTTCTTCTAGCGCCACTGGTAATTCTTTACGCATTTTCTTTAAGGCAAGTGCAATTTTAGTATCACTAACTTTGTCTTCGTCAATACGCTGTTCAATTCCAAGTTCGTAATCAATACCTGCATCATCACCTATGTATGCCAACATCTCAACAATTACTGGTGTTACAAGAATACCTACATCAATTGTGTGCATACCCTGCATAACACCTGCAGATTGCATAGAGTCAGCCATAGTAGTTAGTGGTATACCTAACTCCATACTGTCAAGCAAGGAGTCATATATGTCATCGGAAACAAGACGGGGGATGTAAAATTCAAGTGCTTCCTCTACAGTAGTGTACTGTGGTGGATTTTGCCAAGGTCTACTACCTACCTCTGCGGTCATACCTTGACCGGGAATAGGATAGTCAAAGGTAGATTTAGATAATTCAGCCATTGGTTATCTGCTTTCTTGCGTTACGAATATTCTTTACGTACTGTTTAACTCTGTCCAAAGGTTGATTTAACTTTGGTGTATCTTTAGGTTGAATATTACGAGACAACAAACCCGTACCCATAACAGGCTTTACTTCTTCTTTATCTTCTACTATACCAAGATTTGTATAGGCTTTTGTTACAGGATTAGTGTTCATCGTTACTTCCTCTTATTAAAATAAACCACTGACAAAGTTAAGACCTTTACCCAGTAGTGTATCACCACCCATAGGAGATGTAAACATAGTAGCTACAAGATTACCCCAACTAGCGGAAGTTTTAAAGTCTAGGTCAGCCTGTGCTGCGTCAGCTTTAGCACCTATTTCAAGTTTGGCTGCAGTTAAATCCGCAATACGTTGCCGTTCATTTTCGGCACTATTCCATGCCCACTCCATACTATCTTGGTAGTATGACCAAAGATCATTATAAGCAGTGTTAGATATACCAAGTACGGAAGCTGCATTTAATTCGTTGGCACGATTAATAGCTGCAGTATCTGCAGTTGCAATTTGTCTACGCCAGTTTGCATTGTTCTGATCAATAACTAATCTGTTCTGTGCGTTAAACTGGTCACGCTGGTTCATCATCTCAGATGCAAACCTATCTTGAGCATTGACTTGACCTGCATTGAACTGGTTCTGTGCATTAGTTTGTGCCGCATTAAACTGTGATGCTTGTGTAGTTAAGTTAGCAAAGAACTGATCTGTTTGGTTTTGGCTTGTAGCATTAAACTGTGCAGCGGCATTAGCGGCAGCTTGATCCGTAAACAAAGACTGTACTTGTTGTTGTGATTTAAACATGCTAGTCTGTTGTTCATTGTTTAGATTAACCATGTCCATTTGCAAGAAAGACTGAGCATTCATTACGGCAGCTTGCTGACGATTGTTTAAGTTTGCCATATCCATATTGGCTAATGCTGCAGCCTCGGACATTACAAGAGCTTGACGGTTATTCAAATTAGAAAGGTTTACCGTGTTAGCATTCCGGCTATTCTCCAAAGCTATCTGCTGTTCTGCAGTAAAGTTCATGTTAGCAATGTCGCTAATCTTACTTGCATTCATTACACGAGATTGAAAAGCTTGGTCAAACTCCATGCCCATAAATGTAGCACGTTGTTGTGCCGCAAGCATAGCACGTTGCTGACGGTTAGAAAGATTCTGTGACTCAAACTGTGCAAGTGTCTGTGCATCGGCTGAAGCAATTGGCAGTGCAGATTCCATAGCGGCTTGTATAATAGCCTGACCAGCCATAGAGGATGCACCAAGGCCACGGGCCGACATAGTTGCAGTAGCTGCCCTCATTGCACCTGCAGCCCATGCTGGTGTATTACCACCCTCAAACTGTTGCATCAACCCTTCAAGTTGTCCTTGTACAGTAGCTTGTTTAGTAGGGGTAGCTTCTGCAGCTTGTAGTTCTTCAGTAAACTTAGCGGCAGTTTCAGCATTAGCTACACCACTTACCAGTTCACCCTCCTCAACCTTACGTTGTACAGGGTTTTCCATAAGAATAGCTTTGCCTTGCGCAGCTTCAAGCTCGGATACACTAGTTGAGGTAGCAGCTTGTGCATCTACTATAGCACGTGGGTCTACCGTTCCTTGTGCCGCAGCCGTTTGAGAAACTACTTCACCAACTTTTTCGGATACCTTTTCGGCCTCCATAAGATTTGTATCTACTGCAGTAGGTGTATCGGCAGTTACAGTAGTAGCTGTAGTAGTAGGTGTAATAATATCACCAGCTACCTGACCACTTGTAGGCGCTACAAATTGCTCTGGTGTACCTACTGTACCTACAGGTTGAACTGTAGCACCGGGCAAAAGTGTAGGGGCTATAGCACGATTGGCTTGTAGTTCTGTAATAGAAGGAATAGTTACTGTAGTATTTTCCTCTTCATCTGTTACAGAACCACCCTCTGCATACTTTTTTACGTAACCACCACTTGCCATTTGCATAGCTTTTTGTTGATACATATTCATAGTATTCATCTTGTCAGGGTTTTGACTTAGGTAGTCATTGAAACCATTCATATCACCCTGATAGCCTAAAGTACCTGCAATACGCTGCAGGGCATCAGGTTTAAATCCTTTGAATTGCATCATTATCTTTTCCTTGTGTTGTCATAAGACAAAGTATACTCAAGTAGCTTTTCACTGTCAAGTAACATATTATTACAGTATGTCTCCATACTACTTTACTTCTTGTGCAAGTATGGCTGCACCCCATATTAGACCTGAACTACCTAAAGCAAATACTACAAATGCCGCTACAATTGTAAGTGCATAGAAAATCTTATCTCTCTTTGCAGCTTCAGCTTCAAGTGCATCCTTGCGTCTTTTACGGGCTTGTGCCTGTTCATGTACTACACTTTCCCACATACCGGGTGGTCCGTATAGTCTGCACACAGATCGAAGCTCATCCATAACTTCTTTGTGTTTCATCTTTGCTTGAGCAATAGCAAAGCCTTCTTCCTCTGTAGATGTAAGACGACCAAGTGGTCCTTTGTGTCTACCCTTTTCAGCAATACCAATCTCTGCCTCAAGATTAGCAAGCTTACCGAATGCTGGCATGATACTGTTTACATCTTTACCTGCCTGTATAGCACTACTGATACCACCAGCGACTGTACTTACTGCACTTGCAAGAGCTAAGACTTCAATCACTGTACTACAATCCTACTTTAAGACTTTGTTATGATCACGATTAATGTACTTTAACTCATTCTCAATTAAGGATATACGTTGTTGGATGGCAGTCATTTGGTTTATTGTACTGGCAAGGTTAGCAACCTCTTCCCACAACTCCTCTACCTCTGTCCAAACGTACTCCAATTCTATCTGAGTATCCTGCACATCACGCTTGAGGTTTATGTTGTCTTCAATTGCCATACGAGAACCAAGCTGGCTCACTGTTTCTTCAAGACTAGCAATGGTAGCTGCCTGTTGAGATACCCACCAGACACCACCTGCAAGTTGTGCCGCCATTGCCATGACAAGAGCTATAGGTAACTTTAGGTTTTCCATTACCTGCCGTTCTCCTTGTTGGCTCTTTCTGCCATATCTTCTACAAGATTACGAATAGCTTTTATGTTCTCATCAATACGACCAAGTGATACAGCCTGTGATTGCACAGTCTTCTCTAGTGTATTAATACGAGTCTCTTGCCGTAGCAAATCACGTGCGTTACTCTTAACAGAAGCGTCGAGAGTTGACACATACCATACCAATGCCATTGTTTGTAAGGCAATACCTACAATAAAGGTAATAGGTACTGACTTAGATAGGTGCCAACTCTCTTGCTTCATTATTTTGTTCATTAGTTCTTCCTATTCAGCAGTAACTATTGCAATCAGAAACCCGCCACCGCCTGAGCCACTATTTCTAGCTGTTCCGTCAACGGTTTCGGTTGTTTGAGCGTTGGTGTTGCCTCTGTTTCCGCCACCGCCACCGCCGTAAAACAGGGTGTAAGCAGAGCCATTGACTGTTGGTTTTATCCCCGAACCAGCACCACCACCTGCCCCGGCGTTGCTATCTTGGGCAACATTGAAACCACCTACAGCGTGGAATGTGTTTGTAGAAGGTCGAGAATCTCCACTGCTTGCAGCGGTACCCGCAGTTCCAGCACTAGAGCCAGCAAAAGAAATCGTGTTGGAACCAACAGTTGCAGACGATACGTTGACAGTAATTGTCCCGCCGTTACCACCGCCTTTCTGACTAACGTGCGCCCCACCGCCCCCGCCGCCAGTTGGGGCATTGGTTACATTTGAAGCAGTGTCGGCCACGTTTGAGTTTCTAATAGCACCTCTGCCACCAGCACCTCCGGCAACTCCTGTTCCTGTGAGTACTGTCCCTCCAGCTGCTGAAGCTGAATGGTCAGAGCCTGATGTTCCAGAAGAAGGCCCAGCACCCCCGCCAAGACGTAAAATGTAAGCTCCGTTTTTCTTTACCCAAGTCTCACCACCAGCAACACCAGAAAGCGACCTTGGTGGGTTAGGTAAAGCCCCGCCCGGATCACTAGGAGTGCTACCACCCGCACCAATTTGATAGGTGATTACATCTCCAGAAGTTACGCTTGCAGTGAAGCCCGATATGTTTGCTGCACCACCGCCGCCACCGGAAGAACCGTGGTCATTGTCTTTACCAAAAGCCGAAGACCCCCCGCCAGCGACCCCAAAGAGAGTAATAGTATTGGGGCCAGCAGGTACTGTATACGTTCCGCTAATGTCTACGTTAGTGTTGCTTTCGTTAGCTTGACTAACAATAAGATGCTCTTGCACAGGTTGAATTGCGCCGCCACCATCGCCCACGTTATACCAGACGTTATTATCCGCCGTAGCGTCAGTCAGTACATACTGCTCGCCAGATGTTTTATTAATCCAGACATGACCTGTACCAGACGTAGGATTACTATTTACTGCAGGGTCAGTAGTAGATACTGTAGCATCTGTTAGGGTAGCCACACTACTAGAAATACCAGTAAGCTGTGAGCCATCACCAGTAGGCTGCAATGCACTTGCTGCTAGTGTACCTTGCGCCGCTGTAGCATAATCCGTAGCCGCTGTAGTAGCTGCAGTTCCAAGTCCTACAACTTCAGATGCTGAGACTACACCATCCTCAAGAGTACTACCCCCAGAGAGGATGTCTGCTAATTTACGTGCCTTTGATCGTGCCATTATACCATCTCCTCACCAATTACTTTTACTGTAGTTCCGCTATCCATAGTGAAGAACTCGTAGGTTACTCTTTTGTTTACAAGTAAACCTGCACCAGCTGGGTTTTCTACTGAGGAAGGAAAGTTTATTACAGTAGGTGTACCTAAAGAATATTGAGTAACTTGACGATCATTATTTCCTGTAAAGTAGAAATATCCACCTTCAGGAGAAATGTACATCCCTTGTACGTTACCTGCATATACGCTTACATCAACAGATTTATTTGCATAAGAGGCGGTAGATACATCCCAAGCTGTAGTTAAAGTATACTGGTATGCACGATTAGTCGTAGGGCCAACTATGTATAAAGTAGTTCCATCAGAATTAAAATGCAAATCATGAACCGAACTATCTTGAGCCAAAACAGAAAACTCTTGTGTATAAGATGCCGTTGATATATCCCAAGCAGTGCTTAATGCGTATTCAACTACAGCACTATCTGCGGTACCACAGATAAACATCTTAGTACCATCGGTTTTAAAATATACTCCACGAGAACTAGTATCTTGAGAAGAGGTACTAAATTCCCGTACCCAAGATGCACTGGTAACATCCCAAGCGGTACTAAGAGAGTATTGGTCGACCGCATTGTCTGTGGCTCCCATAGTATACATTCTAGTACCATCAGCACTAAAGAATAAACTTCTTGGGCTTAGTTCTTTAGCAGCTACAGAATAAGCCTGTAAATAAGTAGCCGTAGAAACATCCCAAGCTGTGGATAGATTGTATTCAACAACTTCGTCATCAGTGATGCCGATTATATACATCTTTCTACCATCAGGTTTAAAAAACAAACTCCTTGGAGATGTTTCTTCAGAAGATACGCTTCTAGTTCTTATAAAAGTTGCCGTAGAAAGATCGCCAGCACCAGTTGCAACACTTGCTACCGCTGAATAGCTCCACCGTGCATTTGTAGGTACATTAGAAAAACTAATAGTAGTATCGGATGTCAATACACCATTATCAAAGAAGTTATAACTCCCTACATTCAAAGTAGGAGTATTACCCGTTACAGCTACAGGGTTAAACGTAGGTGTTAACCCAGTAACCGCAGAACTAGGTACGCCTGTCAGCCCAGCGCCACTACCTGAGAATGCACCACCTGCGATTGTGCCTGTAGCACTAAGGTTACCTGTTACCGCTGCGCCCTGTGAGAACGTAGGAGCACCAGTACCAGCCTCATCTGTTATTGTATCTACCTTAATGGTACTCATGTCTATTGTCCTTTGTCTACGAATGGTTCGGTTGGCGGTGTGAAGTTGGAGGTGTAACGGGCGGTTTTGCTTACACGAAGGTCATCAAGAAAACCTGTAAATTCACTTGCACCATCCGTTGTTCTGCCAATGTAATAAATGTTGTCGTTAAGCGAAGCATTGTCGATGGCGAAGGAACCTAAAGTTGTGTTGGTTGTTCCTACCTGAGTGCCATTAATAAAGACACGAAGATTAGCTCCGTCCCTTGTTACCGCCAAGTGCGTCCAAGCATTTGTTGGAAAGTCTCCAGAGCCGACAGTATAATTTAATACTGTACCACCATTGTATCTACAGAAAAACCTAACTTGCGCACTGTTGTAGTTAATATTCATCATGTACGCCCCGGAACCATCGGAGTTTCTTACAGCCCCTACGACACATCGCTGACCTGTCACTGTGGTGTAGACCCAGCTTTCAACAGTAAAATTACCTGCGCCTAAATCTAATGAATTAGGGGGCAAAGTTGCATAATCACCTGTGCCATCCAAGTACAAAGACGTACCACCAAACTTACTCTGCGAATTGCTTATCTTAGCATTGCCAAACAACGTCAGATTGTTTTGTGCTGCGCTGTCAATCGCCTGTCCGTCTGCCATGTTAAGCAATAGCTTGGTGTTTGTTACTGCGGTGAGTGGGGCTGTTGGGACACCTGAAGGCTCGACTGCTGTTCCTTTTATAACCCTAACATCTGTTAGATACCCATCTAAAACAAAGTCGCCATTATTCAAAGCCCCAATATAAACAGGAGTTGGAGCATTAAAGGTTGCACCATCCAAATCCCCAGAGTCCACTGCACGGCTGCTCACCTCAACACCATTAAAGAAGAATTTAATTACACCACTGGCACGGGTGACAACAACATTATTCCAACTGTTTAAGTTTAATGTAACAGACCAACCCACCATGTTACTAAGGTTATTAGTGCCTAACCTAATTTGACTTACAGAGTTATTCCACCATAGTTGATAGCTATCCGTGGTTCCACTAGTGTTCATGTCTCCCAAGACACCAATAGATTTATCGGTTTCTGAGTAAAACCATGCTGAAATAGTAAAGTCGCCAGTTCCAAAATTAAAATCTGAAGATGTTGGAACAGTCAACCAATCTCCTGTCCCATCAAAATAAGCACTCGCACCATTCACCGCTGGATCATAAACCTCAGAGGTCAGGAAAGGGCCGAAGGCTGATACGGCTGGGGTGACGCCAGAGAAATTTATAGCTAAAGAGTTTGCTCCGTTGTCAACAAACCTATTGCTCTGCCCTGTTAGCAACACACAATTAGTGACGTTTGTAAGACCAGACGTAGGCACAGTTATAGAGCTACCAGAATATTGAGCAGTCCCTTTAAGTATTCTTACATTTGAGATATGCCCACCAAACTGCCCAGCAGCCGAAGTCGAGGAAGCAATCCAACTGTTGCCGCTAGTTCCGCCCAGCGTGGCAGTGTTCGTTGCTTGAGCTACCCTTGTTCCATCTAAATATAGTGAAACATTATTAGAACCGCTGCCACTTCTTACAACAGCGACATGATGCCATGTGTTAAGTGAAATAGAGTTATCAGCACTTTTTACTATTTGGCTTGCTTGGTCTGTGCTTTGGCTAAGAGCAATAAATTTACTACTAGAGTCTATATAAACCTGAAGTCGAGGGTCGTTTATTGCAATAACAGTAGGACTTCTAGAGTTAGTAGCAGTAAAGCTGCTTGCATTAAAAAACGCCTCAATAGTAAAATCGCCATCAAACGACCCATTAGCGCCCATTGCAAAGTATGGAACCGAATTGTTTGAATTATTAAACGCTATAGACCACTCACCATCAGGACGAGCAAACGGGCCGAAGCTACCTTGGGTTACATCCCCATTGGCTGTGATCGTGTGGTTGCTGGTGGAGCTATCATCGAACACGTTGTTGACGCCGTTGTTAGTGCCATCGAAGTGTGACAGAAACGATACTGTGTTAAACAGATCATCAACAGGTATTTCTATCCCGCTAAGATTACCAAACCCTCTAGCAGATGCAGCACCGAATGTTGAAAGTAATGGCATACTTATCCCTTATGCAAACTGTGTTTGGCTTGCTAGAACTGTGAAAGTAGCATCCGCAGTTTTAATAATTGTGAAGTTATAACTATCAATGCTAGATGCATTACCACCTGTAGGGGCAGTACCGCCTTGCCACTTAGGTGTGACTGAAACACCATCTACTTGATAGGCGTTTAGGTAGTACGCAGTAGAGCCTTGTGTCATAATAACGGCTACGCTTAGGCTTTGACCTATGGCAAGGTTAGCATTTACATTACTAAAGTTAATTGTGCGGTTAGCTGTTTGAGCCACCGTGAAATACTCTACAGCTTGAGCAGTAGTATCAAAAGTAATTGTACCAGTAGTAGAAGTAAGAGTAGTGACTTTCTCATATACCTCCTCTGTACTAATACTAGAAAACGTACCACTAATATTAGATGCACTCAGAGAGCTAGTAGATGTAAGCAATTCACCAGCGGCATCTGGTAATGTCAGGGTGCGATTAGTATTGCTGTTAGGTGAAGCAATGGTAAACGTGCCTGTACCTTGATCGTTTGGTGTTAGGGTTATCTTGCTCATTCTGTTACCTCTACCCACGCTGTAGTTTCTTCATCCCAGCGGTATGTGTTGTCATCGTCTGGCATTGCTGTTGGAGCTTCCCAGATGCAGCTATCATCATTAAGCACCCAACTTGCGTATGGCTGTGGTGCGTAGAAGGCATCTCGTGTGGCGTCATAGGTATAACCGATACCAGCATAGTTTTTACGAAGCGGTGTACCTCCACCAGAGTGTACTCCTCCGTGTGTATTGTAGCTGGTCTGTATCCACTCACCGGGAGAACTATCTACAAATGTATCAAAGAAATCTGCTTCTGCTACAATTACCTGCTCAACAATACCGTTATTTACTTTTGCATAATGCGACATTTTATATTCTCCTACTGGAACTTGTAACGGAATATGAACACACCAGAGCCACCAGCAAAGTTTGTTTGGCGGTTGCCATATGAACCTGATCCACCATTTCCTGTATTCGCTGCTCCGGCTGTATTTGATGGTGCGCCAGATGTTACAGACCCCCCGCCTCCGCCGCCTGTTGCATAGGTTACAGATGATCCACTTATGCTGCTAACGAATCCCGCACCCCCGTCACCGCCTGTGCTTCCTGTTCCGTCTTGACCTACGCCGAGAGCGCCACCGCCGCCGCCTCCGGCTGTTTCGGCATAAGCTGTCCAGTTACCCGAACCACCACGATTACCTTGACCTGTAGTGCCGTAGGCTAAGGCTCTAGACTCACCTTCTGCCTCACCTGCCGCTGCGCCTCCTCCTCCAGAACCGCCGCTATCTGCGTCAGTACCGCTAGTATTCCCTGATGCGCCATGTCCACCGCCAAGAGCTAGGCCGTCAAGAGCAAAACTTCGACTACCATTATTAGGATTGGGGTATGAACCTACACTACCACCAGCGCCAATTATTACACTATACCCAGTGTCTGCAACTGGCCTAAAAGAACCATAGAGACACCCACCAGCGCCGCCGCCACCACCAGACATGTAGTCCGAAGCGGTAGTTAATCCTCCTGCTGCACCTCCTCCAACTAAAAGATACGTTCCCTGTAGAAGTGTACCAGAGGTATTTGTGATTTGTAACGTACCAGAGCTAGTAAAGGTATGTACCTTATAATCCCCGTCAGTAGTAACCGTTCCGCCTGTAGCTGTAATAAATGCACCAGTGTCAGCCGCAGAGCCAATCGTACCAGTACCGTCACCTGCGTTAATCCAGATATTAAAATTAGAAGTAGCATCTGTTAAAACGTATTGTGCACCCGTTGTAGAGTTAATCCACAAATGACCAACACCTGATGAAGGATTGCTACTAGAAGTAGGGTTGGATGCTGATACGGTTACATCACTAGCTGACGCCAAAGTATTAGCAGGTAAGTTAATAAAGTTAGTAGCATCCAAGTCTGGTGCAGCCGTGCTGTCAATGTCAGGTGTTGTAATACCTGTAGTTCCGTTTAATACAATAGCCATTTATAAAACCACCCACCTTGCGCCTGTCTCAATTGTAACTGTGACCCCACTGTTGATAGTGATTGGCCCTGCAGTCATTGCGTTCTTTGTAGCTAGAATAGTGTAGCTTGAAGATACCGATTGTTCGTTCTCATAAAAGATACCATCTGCAGCACCACCACCAATGCTACCCCACTCAGTACCGTTATAACCCTCAAAGGATGCGTCAGTAGAGTTGAAGCGAAGCTGACCTGTAGCAGGACTTACATCACGTTGGGCTGTAGTACCTACAGGAATGTTAGCTGATCCTGTGGCAGATGTCTGATCTACAAACCCTGCGTCAGTCTCTGTTTGTGTGTATACCTGCGACTGTTGGTAGTAACGTGCATCTGACTGTACTTTAGTGTAGTGGTCAGCAAGTACGAATGTACCGTATGCAATGATACTTACGTCATCCCCTGCAGTAGCACCCGTAGTTAAGGTAATGTTAGTACCTGTAGTAGCTGTAAAGTCTTCGCTTGCACCTTCTACAAGTTTAACACCATTGAGCCAAACATCTATATAGCCAGCATCGTATGTAGCAGCAAAGACAGTCTGACCTGCAGTAGCTGTATAGTTCTGACGTTCTGCAGTACCATTTACGGATGAACCAGCACTTACCCAACCCGATCCTGTATACACCTTCATAGTGTCAGTGGTTGTGTCAAAGTATAATGCACCAGTAAGGAGTGCATCACCGTCATTGTCTAGCGTAGGTGCTGCACCTTTAGCACCGAGGTAACGGTCATCAAAGTCATCATAGGATGTTGCAGCACTAGTAGCACTTGATGCAGCGGCTGTAGCAGAGTTACCAGCATTAGTCTCACTGGTAGCTGCGTTGCTTTCCGATACAGCGGCAGCGGCGGCACTAGCAGCGGCAGAAGTCTGGCTACCTGTAATTGTATCTACATATGTTTTAGTGACAGCATCATTAGCATCTGTAGGA